GGAACTGATTACTGATCCGGCTACGGTTGTAACGCGCGGCAGCACCTACGACAATCGCGCTAACCTGGCGGAGGCGTTTTTCGCAGAGGTAATCAAACGGTACGAGGGAACGCGATTAGGGCGGCAGGAACTAAACGCCGAAATTCTAGAGGACATCGAAGGCGCACTATGGACATGGAAACTAATTGACCAGGCGCGCATACAAAAGCACGATGATTTGTCGAGAGTTGTTATAGCGATTGACCCGGCGGTAAGCGCCAACCCAAAAAGCGATGAAACCGGCATTGTTGGCTGTGGTGTGGATAGCAACGAGCAAGGGTACGTATTAGCCGACGCTTCAGGGATTTACTCGCCGCTGGAATGGGCAAGAAAAGCAATCGCGCATTATGAAACATTGAAGGCTGACGCGATTATCGCAGAGGTGAACAATGGCGGCGATTTGGTAGAGGCCAACCTGAAAGCGGCTGGATTCAAGGGGCGGGTTATCAAGGTAAACGCCTCGCGCGGCAAGACAACCAGAGCCGAACCAATCGCCGCATTTTACGAGCAGTCGCGCATCCATCACGTCGGTTCTTTTCCAGACCTTGAATCACAAATGACAACCTGGTCGCCAATGACAGATGATAGTCCTGACCGGGTAGATGCGTTGGTGTGGGGAATGACGGCGTTATTACTAGGCGCGGGCGTAACCGAAGTTGTATCAGATCCTTTCGCGGGGTGGTAATGGGAATATTAGACTGGCTTTATAACGGAGTGGCAGGGGCGCTGGCTTCACGTCTGATTGGCAGCGCTGGCAGCAGCATTGCCAAGACACGGGATTACGTGCGCGGCAAGCAGTCCAAGCAATTAAAGGTTCGTGAAAATCAATTTGACGACAATATCGTTCTAAACTTCGTTGGCTTGATTGCTGACCGGATTGTATCGCAGACGGTTGGTCGCGGCTTCGAACTCGACTTTGAGGGCAAAACAGAAACGGAATCCGAGAAATGGATTAAGTCGCTGCTTGACGCCAACCATCAGGAAACATTGTTCCATCGCGGCGCAAAATTTGCGGTTGAAGCCGGAACCGGATTTATGTTCTTGCAGCCTGACGGCATGACCGGAAACGACAGCGAATCGTACCCGCGCCTGACGCTACTCGAACCCGCCTTTGTGACTATCAACACCGAGCCAGAGGACTTTGAGCAGATTACAGGCTATACCATTCAATACAAGCTGATACGCAATGGCAAGGAAGTTGCGCGCAAACGCGAGATTACCAAAGTCGCTGCGATTCAGGGCGCTGACGAACCAGACAAGATTAGCTGGTTGATTAGTGACTTCGAAATGACAGGCGGCAGCAACGTATGGACGCCGGTTGGTCAAGTCGATTGGCCTCATTATTTCCCGCCGGTCTTGCACTGGCAGAACCTGCCAAGTCTTGACAAAGCCGAGGGCGAGCCGGACATTACCGATGATCTGTTAGCAACGCAAGACCGCGTGAACTTCGTAGCCTCCAACGCGTCAAAGATCATCCGGTTCTATGCGCATCCCCAGCGGTTTAGCCGCTTGCTGGGCATGGACAGCAAGGTCAAGCTGGCACCCGATGAAATGCCGAACTTCACAGATTCCAACGGCGGGTTATTCCAATTGGAGCCAATGGGCGACATGGCCGGCATTCTGTCCTACTTGCGATTATTGCGCCAGGCTATGTTTGACCGCGCGCGGGTAATTGACATTGACAGCATGCAGGACAAAGTCGGCAGTCTGACGAACTTCGGCCTGAAAGTTTTATATCAGGACAATATCAACCTGATTAACACGCACCGCGAGTTACTTGGGGACGCGATTGAGGAACTGGTACAGCGGCTGCTTATTCTTGGCGGCAAAGAAGTCGTCCCTTGCAAAGTCGTGTGGCCTGATTGGATGCCAGTCAACGAAACAGAAAAAATTGCGGCGGTGGTACAAGACATCAACGCCGGACTATTGAGCAAGCAGACCGCCGCCGGTATGCGCGGCTACGATTGGGAAAACGAACAGAAGCGGCTGGCGGATGAAAAAGCAGGCGAAGGCGACATCGGCACGACCATTCTTAACGCGTTCAATCAGGGGCAGTAATGACCGATACCGTAATCGAACTCGCCGAGAAATTCAAAGCTGCACTTGCCAAGAAAGACCTGGCAGCGGAGCGGCGTTTGATTACGGCGTATAAGGGTATGTGGGCGACTATCAAGGAAAAGGTCGACGCGCTGATATTAGAGATTAGCGTCACCGAAGAAATAACCATCGCGCAGGTACGCAAACTGAAACGCTACGGCGCGCTCTTGGAGGACATCCAGACTGAATTGACGCGGTACGGCGCATACTCGCAGGTCGAAATGAGCACCGCTGCGCGTGAGGCAATCCAGCTGGGCGAAGGCAACGCGCGCATTCTGACCGCAGCGCAATTAGGGGACGTCGCGCTGGCAACCAGATTGAACCGCATCAATCCACTGGCAATTGAGAAGCTACTTGGCTTCCTGTCACCGGACGGAGAACTTTACAAACGATTAAATAAGCTACCCGGATATACTGCGCAGCAGGTAGCCGATGCAATTATCAATGGCGTCGGACTAGGACGCGGCCCCGAAGCCATTGCGCGAGCGATAACCAAAGCGTTTGGCATGGGACTGACTGACAGCCTGCGTATGATGCGAACCGTGCAATTGTGGAGCTACCGCGAGGCGAGCAGGGCAAGCTATCTCGCAAATGATGATGTAGTGAAGGGTTGGATATGGTACGCAGATACAGCCAACGCTTGCCCGGCATGTATGGCAATGCACGGCACAGAGCATCCAAACACTGAATCGCTTAACGATCATTTTAATGGGGGTTGTGCACAAATTCCATTAACAATTGGTTCTACGAATGACATACCGTCTGGCGAGTCGCAATTCCGCAACCTGCCAGAAGCCGAACAGAAGCAGCGCATGGGCGCCGACAAGTGGCAGGCGTGGCAGGATGGCGCATTTAATTTTAGCGAGCTGGCAACAGAACACACGGACGGGGTTTACGGCGAGATGAAAACTACTACTCCGCTGTGGGAATTATTAGGCGCAGAGCCGCCGGTGAGGAAATAGGCATGACCGACGAGGAATTTTTAGACGAGGTTCGCCGCGCTTTGATTGCTATTCTCAAGGCCATACTCAAACGTTTCGGATATGATATACTGAAAACGATAAAGTAATTTTTATGCCCGCGTCCTCGTGACTCCGGCACAATGTAACATAGTACCGCCGCACCTGCGCCCGTACTCAACCCGAAATGGATATGAGTACGGGCGTTTTTTATTCAGCATATATCAACAGGAGAAAAGCCGAGATGGCAGAACAAAACGAGGTCGAGACGACCAACACCGCTACCGACGTGGTAGTGGAAACTCCCGAAAAGACAACCGCCGAGACGGTGGCTGTTTCTAAGGCCGAATTTGACAAGATGCAGGCCGCGCTGAAGGAAGCCAACAAAGAGGCTGCCAGCCGCCGCAAACGCTTAGAGGAATTGGAAGCGCAGGAAGCCCAACGGAAAGAGGCCGCGATGACCGAAACCGAAAAGGCAACCAAGCGCGCCGCTGAACTCGAAGCGAAGTTGAAAGCGTACGAGCGCACCGAAGCACAACGCAAGGTAGCCGAGAAAGTCGGATTACCCGCTGCGCTGGCGACCCGTTTACAGGGCGAGACGCCCGAAGAACTGGAAGCCGATGCGAAGGCGCTGCTTGAAACGCTACCAAAACCAACTAAACCCGCGCCGGGAATCAACGCTACGAATCCGGGTAATGCGTCAACCCAGGAAACGCGCGAACAGAAGAAAGCGCGTCTGGCTGGCACATCGCCGGACGTATTCGGCACTGGTGCTGGTGTGTTCTGGGGTGAAAAACCCTAAGGAGTATTTAAATGGCTAATGAATCCAGTTACGCTGGGATTGCATCCCTCGTAGCTAACGTTTACGAACTCGCGCTAATGACCGCCCAAGAGGGCAATGTTATCGCGCCATTCGTCACTGTATTTGGTGATACAGATTCGAGCGCCCCGCGCGTATTCGGATCGTACACTGGCGGCACTTTCGCCACTATCGCTGAAACCGCCGATATGACCCAGCAGTCTTTCAATGCTGCTGCAGGCGGAACGCTGACTCCATCTGTTTACGGGCAGATGGCGCTGCTTACCACCCGCCGCATCCGCAGCGATCCTGCCAACGCGCAGGCTGACGCTGGCAAGTATCTTGGCGAAACCGCCTCCGCGCATATCGACACTAACCTCGCCGGACTGTTCTCAAGTCTGACTGGCGGAACCGTCGGTACCGCTGGCGGGACTCTGACTTGGGCGAACATCCTGCGCGCCCAGGCTTACCTGCGTACCAATAAGGTCTTTGGTCGCTACTCCTGCATCGTTCATCCGGTGCAGTGGTACTACCTGACCTCTGCCACCTCCGGCGTGCCGACCTTTGTGGATAACGAAGCGCTGAAAGCATCCGTCATTGGCGGGTTCTATCAGGCTTCATTCAGCAATATCGACTTCTTCGCCGATGCCAATATCACCAGCGGTACTGCCGCAGTCGGTGGAATGTTCGGCAAGGAAGCTATCGCGCTGGATATGCGCCAGGGCTTCGCGATCAACCCGCAATGGAACGCCAGTTACTCCGGTAACGGCGCGTGGGAACTCAACGCCTCAATGGAATACGCGCACGGCGTGTTCCGCCCGACCTACGGCGTTGGTTTGATCGGCACATCCGCCTAAGGATGATTGATATGCGCCAGGATAGCGGGTACACGCGAAAGGGCTTACCTCCGGCCTTTCCTGGCGCCTTGGGAGGATCTAGTAATGTTTGTGCCTTGTGTGTGTGCGTGTAAATTTTTGAAAACTATCGACCTCAATGTACCAAAACCCGCCTTGTTTGCGGATTGTAAACAAATCACGTTGACCAAGATTTACCAGGTGACCAGGAGTAAGCCCAATTTGATCGGAAGCAGCACGGGTAGAAATCCACTTATCAGGGTCAAATCCAAAAATCTCACCGCGTCTTGTGACAACAAACTGGCGCGGAGGCGGTGGGTTTTTTCTTGTCCAGCCCTCTTTGCGCTTCCCTTTTGGGTGACAGGTAGCGCATACACAAACAAGGTTGGTCGGGTCATTGTTAAGTTTGTCGCCGTCTTTGTGATGTACGTGCAAAACCTTGCTTGTTTTCTCAAAGACAGTACCGCACGTTTGGCAAGTGTAATTGTCGCGCAGTCTAATTTGACGTGCTATGCGCTTCCATCCGCTGGCGTAGTTCCACTTGGCAATACCACCCTTCCACGCGGGATTGTTTTTTCCTTTGACTGCGCCGGAAAGCACAAGGGATTCGCTTTGCTTGCGGATTGGTATGCCAAAGTGCTTGAGCCAACGAATTATAGACGATCCGCTAACTTCAAACATATCAGAAATCTGGCTCGCTGTTCGTTTGTTTATCACATATTCACGCTCAAGCCATTCTTTGTCTTTGTAAAGAGCGTGTTTGTGTTGATGTCCAACGATATAGACGTTCCAACCGTTTTTTCGCTGGTTCCAAGCCGCAGTATCACCACACCCGCATTTGCAAGGCGGGGGGGTGCCAACGGGAAGGTTTTTGATCGGTTTACACACCTTCCCGTTTTCGCCCCATTCCTTGCGACTGCGCGTTTTTATGCCGTGCACCTTGAGGATGTTGTAAACCGTTGCCTGGTAAAGACCAAGAGTCTTTGCGATGGTCTGTGTGCCAGTCCAAGTTCCATCTATGGCTGGAGTTGTATACATCTCAATAACTTTTTTGTGAATTTCTGGAGGATAACTCATGTTTTTCCAATCTGGAGGCGTGTGATATATGGATAATCCAATTGTATCACATAGTGCATTAGAAAACAAGTATTCTAGCAACAATGGAGGTGCAAACACGACCAGTGGTATGAGAATCAATTGGTTCTCAAACTCACCCTGGTCGTCCTGACTACGGGCTACGGAGTACAAACCAAGCTTTTTACCCCGCGCATCAAGGCGCTAGGACACGATGTAACAATTTCCGCATTCTACGGATTGCAGGGATCGCCAATTGTCATGGACGGAATCCATGTTTATCCAGTACACAAACACCCCTATGGGCAGGACGTGATGCAAGCGCACGCCAGCCACGCGAAGGCAGACGCGATTATCAGCCTGTTTGACATCTGGGCGATTGACGCGCAGCTCACTACGCCGTGGTTTCCGTGGTTCCCGGTGGATCACGAACCGATACCCGTACCCGTGCTGCGAAAAGCGCACACCGCGACAAAGGGAATCACCATGTCGAAATTCGGGCAGCGCATGGCGGCGCAAAGCGGACTGGATACCTGGTACGTTCCTCACGGCGTAGAAACAAAAGTTTTCAAGCCCGGCAACAGACTGGAAGCACGGGAACGGTTGGGATTTCCCAAAGATGCCTTCGTGGTTGGCATGGTCGCAGCCAATAAAGACAACCCGTCACGCAAAGCCTTCTTCGAGCAGATAGCCGCCTTCGCAGCATTGAAGCGGGTACACAAGGACGCCTTCCTGTACCTGCATACCGACGACGGCACGCGCGGCGGCGATGGTGTCAACCTGATTCAATATATCCAGCGATTAGGACTGACACCGGATGACGTGAAGTTTCCTGACCAATATCTTTACTCAATGGGGATGCCGGATACCTACATGGTTGATGTGTATAACGCATGTGATGTAACGACACTTGTCAGCCTGGGTGAGGGTTTTGGCATACCGCTGATTGAATCGCAAGCGTGCGGCTGCCCGGTGATTACCGGCGATTGGACGGCAATGGGCGAGCTATGTTTCAGTGGCTGGAAGATCCCGAAATCCGAAGCCGAGCCGGAATATCACGACCATTTTGATGCCTTCGAATACCGCGTTTCAACCGGCGCGGTAGCGGAACGGATGTTAGCCGCCTACGACATGCGCGGCAACCAGGATTATCGCAGTCTGGCGCGTGACGGCGCGCTGGCTTACGACGCGGACAAAATCGTCAAGAAATTTTGGAAACCTGTGCTGGCCGGCATGGAAAAGATGATCGAGGCCACGAAATGATTAGCGTCGTAACTGCCTGGTTGAATAGCCCCGAACTTGTCCCTGCTTACGAGCGCGCGGTAAAAGGCGCGCAGGTCATCATTATTGACAACGGATCAGACGCGGCAACCACTGATGCTTTACGTGGCATGGTTGACCGGCTGGACGGGATTTTCATCCGCAATGAAAACAATACCGGATTTGCCGCTGCTAATAATCAGGGGATGGCAGCGGCAACGGGCGATATCGTTGTTTTCCTGAATAACGACATCGAGGCGTTTGGTGACTGGCTGGGGATAGTCGCGCAATTGAAGTCGGGCGGGCTGTACTCTCCTTCGATGCTGATGCAGTACGTAAACGGCATACCCGTCATGTATTTAGAGGGTTGGTGCCTGATTGGATACCGCGCCGATTTTGAGCGGATCGGCGGTTGGGCTGCGGACTGGCAGGGATTGTATTGGGAAGACAACGAGCTATGCTGGCGGGCAAGCCGCGCCGGATTGCGCCTTGAACAAATCCCGCTGCCGCTGGCGCACCTGTCAAACTACACCACTTCGAAAACGCCAGGCGCGTATGACCAGAGCGCGGCAAACCGGGCGCGGTTTGAGGCGATTGTTCGAGAGGCGCAGCAATGAAACTGACGATCATCACGCCTTGCTCGCGTCCCGGAAATTTGCCGCGCATGAAGCCCGGCATAGATGCCGGACGTGTCCTAATTGATATTGACTGGCGCGTTGTGTTTGATATGTCTGTCTGCTATCCATTTGACATTGACGGCGCGATTATATCCGGCGCAAACGTGGACGGTTCCCATTTTGGGAACGGGCAGCGCAATGCAGGGATTGATGCTACCCATGACGGCTGGGTTTATTTCCTGGATGATGACAACGCGATTCATCCAAAGTTTTTTCAAGGCATCGCCGGAGCAATTCTGACACACCCTGACAAACGCGCCTTCGCCTTCCAACAGAGTTTATTTGAGCGCGGCAACCGCGATGTTAGCCCGGCAGATATGCGAGCCAATCATATCGATATGGCGCAGGTGCTAATTCACCGCGATTTGATCGGCAGCATCCGGTTCGAACTTGACCCATACAACGCTGACGGGCGGTTCATCGAAGCCGTGTACCAAGCCGACCCTGGCGCGTGGGGCTTCATCCATCAGACCCTTTGTTATTACAACGCATTGAGGTGAGCATGTGCATACATGATTGTCCGGTTCCAATTTATCAAGACGAGGGCGAATTAGAACGGCTGCGAACACACGTCAGACTTACGCATCCGAAGCGGATACTTGAAATCGGGTCACTGTTTGGCGGCACGCTGTGGTACTGGATGCAGGACAACCCGGGGGCGAAGATCGTTAGCGTGGATTTGGGCGTGCAGTCGTTTGACTACCGCCATTCTGATATCGAAGCCGCGCGCACATTATGGCCGGTATGGGAACGGGCGACAGGCTGCGAACTGATCCAACTGCGCACCGATTCAACTTTTGCATACACCATTGAGGAAGCGGCAAAACACGCGCCTTATGACTTTATCTTCATCGACGGCGGTCACTGGTACGACGTAGCGCTGGCGGATTTCACGAACTACTGGCCGATGCTGCGCGATGGCGGATTGCTGGCGTTTCACGACATCGCCTATCCAGACGGCAATCCCGACAATTACAACGTGGGGCGTGTCTGGCGCGAAGTACGCGAAAAGGGGCGCTGGATGGAAATTATCCGCGAACATAACCCGGAGGGTATATGGGGTATTGGCGTGATGTACAAGGAGTAATTTTATGGCTGCTCGAGATGGAATGACAAACATGATTCAAACCCTGCGCGGCATGACCAACGCAGGAACGGCGGATTATTCGATTGGCGCGACAGCCTATTGGAGTGACGACCAATTACAGGCCGTGCTGGATACGCACCGGCTGGATTTTTACGGGCATGAACTCGAATCCATCTCAGCAACCGAGAGCGGGCTTGTCGTCTATAAGACCTTTCGCGCGCCATACCGCAATCTGGAAAGCGGCACCCCGTTTGTGCTGGTTGACGGGTTGGGAACGGCGGCGGGTACGGCAGATTACACCGCTGATTATGTCAATGGCATTGTCACCTTTGCGGCAAATCAGGAAGCGAAGTCTTGGTATCTGACCGCACGCGCCTACGACTTGAACGCGTCCGCCGCTGACATCTGGCGCATGAAAGGCGCGCACGCATCGGCCGACTTCGATTTCTCGACGGACAACCATTCGATCAAGGGAAGTCAGGTATCTATGCAATGCCTGAAAATGGCGGATTACTACGAGCAGCAAGCTTTGAAGTCGAGCCTGAAAACAACCGGCAGCAACAGCGTGCTAATTGAGCGGAGCGACACATGACCCTGACCGCTGCCCAACTATCCTACATGCGCGCCAAAGTGGAGGCGACACTACCATCCACCGGCCACGTCCTCTCGCTGGCATATACGCCGGACGGCTACGGCGGGGTGACGGAAACCTGGGGAACTGCGGGAACCATTGCCTGCCGGATTGACCCGCTGCGCGGTAACGAAATTCCGACCGGCGGCGCGATTCAACCCTACCACGGCTTCCAGCTAACCGCACCTTACGACACGGTATTGACCGAGGCGCACCGCGTCACGGTTGGGACTGAAACCTACACGGTCAAGAGCGTGGATAGCGATAAATCGGACGCGATTAGTTTGAGAGCAATCCTGGAGCGCCTATGAACGAAATCAAACTGGATACCAAAGAACTTGACCGGATAGCCAAACAACTAAACGTAAAGCGCGAAGCCGTTGGGCGGCGCATGGCGCTCCAGGTCGAAAAACGGGCGAAGGAACTCGCGCCTAAGGACACCGGCGCGATGCGCAACTCCATCTACACCGTTACCCAGAAAAGCAACGGATACGACGCCGCCGCTTCCGCTGCGAAGTCATCCAATCCAAAGGTACAAACCACACCGCACCCGCAGCCGACAGGCAATGTTATCGCAAACGTCGGGCCATCGGTTGAGTATGCCGCGCGTATTGAGTTTGGTTTTGTTGGCGAGGATAGTTTGGGACGCCGCTATAACCAGGCCGCGCATCCTTACCTTACCCCAGCCGTCGAGGAAATAGCACGCAAGTACAACAGCGGCGAGGAATGGAAGGAGTTGGTGGAATGAATGTTCTAAACGCTGCCATATACTCCGCCTTATCCTCTAATGCCGCGCTGATTACTGCGCTGGGTGGTACGGCAATCTACCATTTGCAAGCGCCAGAAGCAAAACCGCTGCCATATGTGGTCTATTCCTGGCAGGGCGGGGGCGATGTCAACGAATCGCCGCACGGGGACAACGAATCGGTGCGCTTCGTCAGAACCTACGCGGCTACAGCGAAACAGGCATGGGAGATTGACGCGCTTATCAAGCCGCTGC